GGTTCGATACTCTAAACCGTACCTTACAATCGACTCCGTCTTGAATAACGCTGATAATATCGGCCTTTATCTTCTTATGGCCCAGGTCTGTTGCCTGTTCAATGTCACTAACAGCCCCGTCGCCGAACCATATTTCCTCGATTTTCAGCTTCATTTTGTTGGCCAATAACTCGGCGTGAATCTTTTTCCCGGCATTGGTCAGTTTCGCTTCGCTCCACATATTTTTTGCTCCTTTCTATCCCTTATACGGTTTCGAGTGCCAAGCGGCCGCCGTAATAAACCCGTTCCCGGATTTCATTCATTCGGTTAATCGATATATCCTCGTTCACGCTTTCGGCCACGACACGACCGCCGAAGTAAATTGTTTCAGTACTCGACTGTTCGCTTTGTGACTTCAGGATTAAATTCTTCGGGATAATCGGTTCGGCCCAGTCGTATATTTCTTGTACTCGATTGGCCACTTCTCTTGACAACGTAAACCATATTTCGTATTTATCGCCGTTGATTTCGGGTAATACATTCCCGATGCCGAATTGGTCGTCCAAGAGTTCTTGCAGCTTTTTAAGCGTGTACGGTCTACTGCCCCCAAGTAACGTCATGATGCGGTCACGCCGTACCTCGACCGTGTCATTGACTCCGGGTAGAACGTCAAAAATCGCTTCCCATTGCTCCAGGCCGTACCCTGTTGCGGTGCTTATGTACTGGTTGATGAGAATATCGCACATCGCATCCCATAACGCCCTGAATTCGGGATTTTCAATTCGCATAATTTCCTGAACGTCGAGGCTGTCACGACTTACCGGCGTAAGGTATCTCGATATATCAATATTACGTTCCAAATTCACGTTATGCACCCACTTTCGTGAGTTCTAGCGTTCCTAGTACCGGGACCGCTTCTGCACCCACGCCCGTATTCTCTTCCAGGCCTCTGACCCTAACGCTTGTTACGTCGACAACTCCGGGAATATTCAATAACGACATCAGAATATAAGCCGGTCTGACGGTCGTTCCCTCCGTGTCGGACTTCTTGCCCCAGGCGGCCCGCTCTTTAGCGAAATACTCTTTAATGGCCTTTTCTGCCACGGGCTTTACATCTTCAATGCTGACCCCTTTTCCGAGTATTACGGATGCGGATACCGGAATGGGCGTTGCCGTCACCGCCTTGACCGTGACCGTGTGACCAATCGGAGCAAGTCCGTACCCCTTTCCTTGCGGAGTCGGGTCCATGACTTCTTGAACTTCCTTAACGAGCCCCTCGTCGGGCACTTCGTACTCGGTATTAATAATCACGAGTTTAACCGTACCGCCGCCATTCCAACAGCGGAACACCTTCACGCCGCCAACGCCAGGGATTGCAAGCGTTTTTTCTTTATAGTCCGCTCCGTTTCCTCCGTAGGCTTTTGACTTCAAGGCCTCGAAATACCGTTCCCTGAACGTTTCCGTATCTTCTTCATCTTCGCCAGGCGTAATGACTTTTACGATTTTGGCACTCGTTAGGCCGTTAACGGGAATAATCGGCGTAATATCTCCGATTGTTGTATTGCCGCCTCGGCCAAGCTGTTCACATTTCATCTTATATGTATGGTCGTTGTCATCGACAAGCTCCGTTACGATAAAGTTATAATTACCGGAGTTGAACCGGGTATATAGCGGCACCGGAATATCGAATTGACCAAGCACCTTGGCCGGCGTAGCCGCTTCCGGATAAATGTTAAACTCGGCCGCTCGGAGCGTTAAAAACTCCCTGTCCGCTGTCGTGGCGAACGTCTGTCGGAGTATAACCCTGGCCATAATATACGCCTCGGCCAACTCCAGGGCGGCCGGTGCTGTCGCATCGTAAATAATCGACCCCTCTCGTTTATCGAAAGTAGATCTGACTCGGGCTAACATCCTTTTTTCGATTTTGTCGAAGGTCATGTTTTCGTACATTTAAACGCTCACCCCCTTTGTGATATTCTCGAGCGTTCCTAATATCGTTTCCACGTCGAACCTCGCAAATACATCTCCGTCGTCATGGCTAAACTCGAATCCCGTAACTGATATGATTCTGTCGTCGGCTTCAAGTGCTTCCGTGATGCGACGTTGCAACTCGGCGTAAACATACGGTATCGGTTGTCCGAATAAGTCTTCTAACTCGATGCCGTAATTCCACGAATAAATCGGATACCGGTATCGTTCTGTACTTAATATTTTGAATACGGCTAACTTCATAGCCTTTAACCCGTCTGTAAACCCATTTATTTGCCCGTTGGCCTCGAACTCAACGTTATACGTATATGAAGGCTGATGGGTCTGTATAATCTCCGGCGAACCTTGCGTTGCCGAAGTCGGTAATAATTCATTCGCTATTTCGTTGTGCACCCCCTATCGGGATTGTACCAACGGTCAAGGGCGATATACCTTTGGCCGCCACTTTCACGCAATAAAATGACCTTGTCGCCAAGGACAAGGCCGTTATGAACCAAGAATTTTTTGCGTCCTACATACCCGTGATGATGCGGAGCGTAAGCGGCATCGCCACTGCCTCCGCTTGCATCTTCCGTGATATGGTCAACGCTCATCTCTATCGTATGTTCGCATGTGTTCTTCGTCAGTAATATATTTGATTCCGGGATTGTAATTTTTTGGTCGACGGTAATTGCCAACGGGTCCACGCCTGTAACTTCTCCGACGAGTATGTCTGACATATCAAGGTCGGAAAGCGTATTAACGACGATGCCCTTCATCGCATCTACAATGCGATTGTAATCGTTATGCATTTACGTCGCCCCCATTCGTATAACCTTCGTCGGATACTCACCGTTGCCCCAGGCGTAAGCGGCATCGCCGTAATGCATGGCGTATCCTTTACTCGAAGAGTTACCAAAACAACCGCCTGCACCGTCCGCAATAACGACATGGTCATCGTCGCCGTATATCAATAAGTCGCCTTTATTGGCGTATCCGTTGAACGACTCTGTAACGTACCCCTTTGCCTCTAGATTCCCTCGAAGGGTCGGTACGGATGCAGTACCCTTGTTATATTCGTCCGCAAGGTCCTTGTTATACCACGAACCGGCTGCACACACCGTATCTGCACACCCTACAGAACCATACGGACTGACCCGGCCGTCGTTCATGGAAAATGCCGTATCGACCTGTGCCGCTGTGCCGCTTCCTGTGGCCATACCGCCGATACCCATATGCCGTGCCTCCGACTTCTTCTGTGCTGCCTGCATCTTCTTTACGGCTTCCGCATCTTCGTTCTTCGTGACTTCTGTCTTGCGTTCTTCTTCGTAAGTCACGAATAAATCGAGGTCCATTAGATGCACCCCGGTCTTGAACGTGTGCGTGACTGACTCAACCATTATGTACTGATTGATATTCACATCGCCGAAGTCTTTGTTGACATACAATAAAGAACCTCCACGAACTCGAATATCCCCGATAACGCCTTTCAGTCGTATATCTCGGGTCTTTCTGTTCTTCAACTTTAGCATGTTCGCCGCTCGCTTAACGGCATCCACATCTTTGGCATCGGGAACCAATACGCATTGAAGGCGGCCCCATTCCTCGATATGTTCCTTGTCCATTTCGACGTATGTGTTCTTTAGGACTTTCCGTTCGCCGTCGGGAACAGTACGATAAACCTTTATCATGTCGTATGTGTCCTTGTCGATAGAAGTCTTATAATCGACATCCGTCATGCAGTCATCATCGATATATATATCGGTCTTCATTCCTTCCGTGACCGATTTCAACATTAGCTGACCGCCGTCGTCGTACAGTTGGTAATATTTTTGAGTCTGTATGGTCGTGAGGTCCAAGGCCCTTTGGATAATATCGGCGAGGGTCTTATCCTTCTCAATGCGTTGCGGTTTGGCCGGGAATTTATATACCGTGTTGTCGATTTCCCCGACTTTCAGTCCGAAGTCCTCGGCAATGTTCTTGATAAGGTCCGTGGCGGTAATATCTCCGTATACATAACAATCCTTGTTCTTTAAGTACCGTAACTGGTCGTAGGCCGTCACGGAGATAATCGCTGACTTGTCCCGGATCTTCTCGAATACCGTTCCCACGAACACCAATTCGCCGTTTACTTTAAACTCAATGTGATTGCCTTCTGTGAAGTCCAGTATGTCATCTTTCGGGATTTTCAGCGTGAGTTTCGACGGCTCACAATCAATGCCCCTGGTCAGTTGAACATCGTCAAGTACGTCGCATAAAAACGTCTTGTCCTTATTCGTAATGACGCATTGATACTCCAAAGGTACGGGCATCGGGTACTTTGTAAGTCCCCGACCTGATTTTTTCGGCTCTTCCTTTTTCTGTTCGTCTGCCATTACGTCATTCGACCCCCGTTCTGTACCTTCTCGGCGAGTGATTCGTCTTTTAATTTAATCAGCTGTCCGTAAGTCAGAAGGGCCGGAACAGCGATTTTATTTAAGGCGGCTATGGCGAATAAGTTATCCGGATTACCGAGTTGAGTCCGTACAACCTGTTGAAGTGTTGCCCCGAATCCACTCTTTACGGACTTCGGTACTTCCTTGCCCGTTGTCGGCCTATCGCCTTGTACCGTTCCCGTGACCTTTCCGTTTTCGTCCGTCGTGACCTCGATGCGTTTCGCTCCCCAGTCCTTCCATTTCTTTAATTTTATGTTCGCATACATGTCGAACCCTTCGTCGGCCGAATCTTCAAGAGTCCAATCCTCGAGAGTGCATTTCATGTTGTTCATTCCAAGCATCGAGCCTTTCGGACTCATACGAACCATAATGAACTGTATAACGCCTTTCTTCTTTATCTTCTCCAATTCATCGAGGTAGTATTTCGCCTTACGGCCCTTAAACAGCGTCGACTGATTGAACGGGTAGTTACTGTTAGGCAACATGAATTTGAAGCTGACTTCTGTAAGTCCGGGCGGCTTAATGATATTGACTTCACCCTTGCCGATAAGGTCTATTGTTTCATTCTTCCCGGCGATAGTCGTCGTCATTTCGGCCGGCGGTATCGGTATCTCCATTCTGTCAAGGTACATGTAATACACTAGATACCGACCCCCTGTCTTTGTCCGTTCACGGCCTGTTCGATACCCTTCCGAAGATCCGATACGAATCCGTCCATATCGGTATCGTTGTTGATTGTTACGTCGTTACTGATATTTACGACCGTGTTTTGTTTCGTGAATTTACTTAATGCTGAACGGACGGCTGCATCTCGCAGCTCTTTAATTTCCGTTTCCGTCATGTCGACTTTATCGGCGATTCGCTTCGTGTTGTCGGCGGTTTGTTTGGCGTTTTTCGCCGCATCTTTACCGCCACTTCCTCCGGCCGCTCCGTCCTTCCCGGCACCGCTTTCAATCTTCGACGCATCGTATTCGCCAGGGTTGGAAATATCGGGTGTTTTTAACATATCCCCGATTCGGTCGCCAATCCCGTCGCCAATTTCGTACCCGGTTTGAGCGAATTCGGAAATGTTCCCGTATTCCATTTTCTGTGCGACAGTCACCTCGCCGCCGGAAACAGCGAAATGCTCGGCCTGTAATACGTTTTCTCCGATATGGTCAATCGCACCGCCGATAACGGACTTTATACCGGGAATGTTCCCGATAAGGTCAATAATGGCGTTTACGGCTGCCTTTACGTAGCCGACGATGCCGTTCCATATATCAATAAACAGATTGGCAACGGCTGCCAACGGGTCACGGAATACGTTAGCGAAGAAGTTCGCCAAGGCTGCAAAAATATTCCACACGAATACAACCGTGTTGTATATCACACCGCCCAGAATTCCGAACAAGCCTCCGACAAGGCCCGTAACGGATACCGACGTATCCGCAAAGTAATTAAACACGTCAACGGCTAAGAATACCAACGCTACAATGGCAACGATACCGGCTATAATCCATGTTATCGGGCATTCTGCAAGGGCCACGTTCAACCCGTCTTGAGCGACAGTCAATGCACGGATTGCCGCCGTTTCCGCAAAGTCCGCAATTGTCTTAGCTATTGTTGCCGCAGCCGCAGCCCCCATAGCAAAGGCACTCGATGCAAGCGGAATCACTAACGCCGTAATCGCTCCGGCTAGTACCACGGCCGCAATCTTCAACGCAACCATATGATTACGCACGAAGTTGGCCATGCCGCTAAAGGCCCACACAATCGTATTGATAGCCGCATTAACGCCACGAACGATAATCCAAAACACGGGTGCTAACGCTTCCAAGGCCTCGGCTATTCCTTCCACGGCTTGCCGAACAGCATCACTATTCGCCAATTGTGAAATGCCTTCAAATACAGGCGTGAACGCTTTTAACGCCCTGTTCTGTATCATCGTAAAATGGTCGCCCCAACGCTTCGGCATCGTTTCAAATTGTGCGTTGATTTCTTCCATATTCTCGCCGATAGCCTTCTTGATAACTTCGGCGGTAACTTTACCCTCGGCGGCTAACTGTTTAAGCTCCCCACGAGATACGCCCATAGTTTTGGCTATTATGTTCTCGATAAGCGGTGCGTTTTCGGCGATGCTTCGGAATTCATCACCTTGCAACTGCCCGGATGCCATGCCTTGCGTTAACTGTAGCATGGCGTTCTTTTGGGCCTCCTTACTGCTACCGCCAATAACAAACAGCTTTTGAACGCCTTCCATGAAGTCGACCGCTTCCCTCGGGTCGG